GGAAGTCCATTTGTTCTTGGGCTTGCTTCGCGTTCGCTGCGTTCGCCTGTTTGGCGCCGAGGTAGGACATGCCACCTTGGATGAGCGGGCCGGCCAGGTTGCCGGCCATGCCCCACAGACCGGGTGAGGTACCGGAGCCGTAGTTGAAACCGGGAGGGGGACTGCCGGAGTTGGGTGGTAGGTCGTAGGAGTCGACGCCAGCAGACCTCGCGGAGTTGAGCATCCCGGCGAGAGCCGGGCCGCCGTAGTACATCGCGGCAGCCCCCGCTGCAATGGGGGCCGCTTTCTTGACGAATTTCTTCGCCTTCTTGAAGAACTTCTTGAGGCCCATGGCAGCGCCTTAGAAGTGGTCGATCAGGCCGGGGACGCCGTAGGCCGGGAGCGGACGAGCTGCCTTGATGTCGAAGAAGCTGTCCATGATGAGCTGTTGGCCGTTGGCCGCGGCACCGACAGCCAAGACACGCTCGAGCGGAGGGTTTTCTTCCACGAATGTCTGGTTCAGGGTTGGCAGCGTGGTGAAGTGCTGCGCCAAGTGCCAGAGGTCGATGGTGCCGGCGGTGGTGGAGCGGAAAAGCCCGGTGATGTTGGAGGGGTTGTAGCGATACTCGGACCAGCGTTCCTGATAACCGAAGACCGTGTTGTCGGGGCCGTCGTTGCCCGTGCAGTAGATCTCCTTGTTCAAGACGCTCTGTTCGCCGAGGTGGGAGAAGGCCGGGAAGTAGTAGTCGTACCGGGTGCGGCGCGACCACATCTTGCGGAGGCCCTGCTGGTAGCTGAGGTCGGCGCGGACGCAGGCCAGGCCGATGATCATTCCATGCTCTGTAAACGCTTGGTTAAAACCATGGCCAGATGCGAGGCCTGTACCCATTGCAGCCAAGTTACCGAGAGGAGTTGTCGAGCCGGTCTCGCCAGTTGCGGACGTCTGAGCAATGGGATTAACGACGATAGGTGTAGTTCCTCCACCCAGATACTCGGGTCGTTGGAGTCGTGCGTCGGGCGAGACGACGCCGAAGTGGCTTCTGACGATTTCCGCATATCGTGTTCCCCCGCGTGCATCGCGTTCCAAGAGTTTCTGAATCTGGAAACTGGTGCGTAGTTGGTTGATGGTGGCCGAAGTGGCCTGAGAAAGATCCGCGAAAAGCCGGCCCGCGGGATCGATGACGGAGCCGATACCGGCAACGCGGACTTCGCCGCCGGCGCCCGCGTCGACGGTGCCGGACTGGATGGCGTTTGTCTGGTAGTTCCTCATCAGGAAAGGATTGCCGTTCCCGGGATTCTCCAGATTGATCGGGGCACGCGTACCCAAGGGAATGGTCACCGCGGTGCCCTTCTGGACGAAAGGCAGGCAGCTTGTGAAGTAGTCGTGGCGTTTGCCGCGGCGCTTCAGGGTGTAGTCAGCCACGTTGTCCGGGCCGTCGCCCTTGTTGACGACGGTAGGGATGCAGAGGTTCTCGTCGCGGAACCACTCGTTGTAGATGAGGTTGTAGCCACGCAGCCACATCGCGGAGTGTTCGTAGCTTTGACCGGGCGCGACCTGGCCAACGGTTGGCAGTCCCATGTAGTCGTAGATCGAAAGCGCGGCATGGCCGCCGGCAGGTGAATCGATCTTGGGAGTAAGGAAGGAAATGGAGTCGCCGGGCGCGTCCTGCTGGCCCATGAGTTTCACCCAATTGGTCCAGACCAGGCGGTTAGGAACGAAGAAGAAGAAGGTGTCGAGATACGCGTTGTCCATGATCGGGGCAATCGGCGTGGCCAGACGGGCAAACATCGTTGCCCGGACGTTGAACGAGTCGCCGGGTAGAACTTCGTCCACGTAAATCGGAATCAGGTATCCCGAGTCGAACGTGGTTTTGTGCGTCTTCTGGATCGAGAAACTGGAGCGCGGAATATCCGCGCGTGGCGTCATTGCGAAGTGGTGGGTTTGCGCAGAGCGGTTGCGGTGCATCACTTGGAGAGCTCCTTGAGGTCAGATGCCCGGGCCAGACGGGCGGGGGTGAAAGTGCTGATGGAACCATCGGCATCGTCGTATTCGCCGAGGTGATAGAGCGAGAAGTCCTGCGGGTGCTTGTGGGCGTCGGAGTCGGTGTTGGAGTTCACTTCGTCACCGAACGAGCGGATCGCGCCGCCGAGGGAGGGAACGAAGATAGGACGGCCAAAGGCCGTGGTAGCCGAGTCGTAGACGGCAATGATCTGGAGCTTCATAGGGTTCGTTTCAGTTGGTTGATTTGGGCTGTCTTCACGACTTCCTTTACGGCAAGTCGTTCAGGTGTGTTGTCGTGTCGCAGCTGATGGGCTTCGTGAGCCCGCTGCGCTTGCAGCTCTTCGAAGTCGAGCTTGTGGCGTCGCTTCCAGAGCTTGTCGTAGTACTTGGGAGGGGGGCCTTCCACTCCACCGAGCACGTGGGTGCCGTGTGGATAGACATCGGAATGAAAACGATGGAACCAAGCCGCGCCAATACCGGGCTTGAGTGACATCCGGACAAATTCAGGCTTCCGACCACGGTAGTGAGCGTCAGCCAGGTCGCCGTTGACCTTCTTGAGGACGTAACGGGCGGTGTACCTTGCAGTTTGGATATTGAGGGACCCAATCGAGTGGTTACCGAGGGTCCAGAGTCTAGAGAGGGTGGGCGAGGTGTATAGGGGGTTGCCCGCATTACGCTTGAGCAGTTCTCTATCTGGAAACCAGATGTTGAATAGGCACGCGTGATAGTGCGGGCGTTGTGTTTCTTCCCCATACTCGCCACACATGAAGAATCTAAGAGGTGAGTAAGCTTCGGGTTTAGCCGAAGGGTTATTTTTGAAGAAGTCTGCACGGTGCCACTTCCGAAGTTTTCTCATGAAAAACTGGAAGTGTTCGTAGTGCAGGGATTGCAAGGGAGGTAGGTTTGCGTCGTCGTAGGTCAGTGTGAGAAAGAGGTTGGAGGGGTAGAGGCTGGACTCGTTGACGATGCGCGCGGTCCAATCGCGCGCCTTAGCGAGTCGACAGCCGATGCACTGGCCGCATGGGAGCTTGATAGGGTCTCCGACATGCGTGGTGGACGACTTGAAGGAGATGGACCCGTCAGGGAGCTTGAAGCCCCCAAACGGGTGGTAGCAGGCCACGTGGGGCCATGCTCAGAGACGCCAGCCGCCGCGCATGGGCGGTGGAGCCACGTTGATGCGCTTGGTGGTCTGGGTCTTGGAGCGGAAAGACCGGGCAGAGGCTGCCTTGTTGACGTTGTGTCGCATAGGGTTTTCCTTAGGTTGAGGAGCCCTCAGGGGGCTCCGGGAGGGTGGTCATTTGGGACCACCTGGAACAAGTATATCAAGTAGGGAACTTGTTCCAGGGGTCGCTGGCGCTTAGGGTTTTTGCGGGGGCTCGGAAGGTGAGGGAGAGGGAGACGGGGAAGCCCCCGTACCCCCACCGAGACCAGAGTCTTGAGTGGGGATGAGGCCAAGCTTTGCAGCTTCGGCCATGTTGGCGTCGTCGGCGACGAACTCGATCAGGCGGCCGGGGTCGTTTGAGAACCGGTCACGGACGGCCGCAGGAAGGGCCATAAATGCCTCTTCAGCGCCTCGAACGGCGTTCAAGGCACCGTGGTAGTCCAACACGTCGGAAAAATCGCCGTATTGGGGCGGGAGCGGGTTGTCGGGGAGCTGGCCGGTGAGTCCGAACTGGCGGACGATCTCGTTGATGTCGGTGGAGGCTTGCTCGTTGACCTGCGTCTTGGTGGGATCGAGACACGCGAGGCCGTTGGCTTTCGACCAGGCTGAACGGTCGAAGTTGTAGGGCGTGAAAAGGAAAGGCGCGGGGGCCGCGAAGGGCGAGGGAATCTCGCCAGTATCGGGATCGCAGGGGGAGCAGACGGGAGGAGGGCAGTGTTTCATGGTGGGTTACCTGTTGAGGTCAATGATGCGGCCACGTTGCGTGCGCCGCCTGGCGGTGTCGACAATGTCGCCGACTTTGCCGGCGCCTGAAATGGCAGAGTTGACGCTGCCGAGAATGCCGGTGATGTATGGCAGTACAGCGCCTATGGCAGTTTTCTGAAACTCGGCCATGTTCTTCTCACCGGCGAGACGGTAGTTGGCAGACATGCTGGCGGCCTTGGCCGCGGATACATCTGAGTCAAAGGTTTCTCGGGAAAATTCGAGATTCTGAGCGGCCTGATGGCCGGCAGTTTTAGCGTTGGCGGTGTTCTGCTTGGTGGAGTCGATGCCGGCGTTGATCGCAGCCGGTTGAAGAATCTTTCCAAGAGTGTCGGCATTCGTGTTTTGGGTATTGGCGTTGATGTTGGCATTCTGAGCCTTCATGTTTTCGACTTGCGCAGTCAGCATCTGAGCTGCGCGGCCGGAGTTAAGGGCAGGGGAAATGGCGTCGCCGATGGTCGCTGACGCGCCGCCGGGCGAGCTCGCGCCGCCTTGCGAGTAGGCCAGCATGGGATTGAGCCCGGCTTCCTTCATGTCTTCGATGCCCCGTTGGTACGAGGTGCCGGACATTTCGCGTTGGAAGTCCATTTGTTCTTGGGCTTGCTTCGCGTTCGCTGCGTTCGCCTGTTTGGCGCCGAGGTAGGACATGCCACCTTGGATGAGCGGGCCGGCCAGGTTGCCGGCCATGCCCCACAGACC